GAGGGCCCTTCAGGGCCCCCCTCGGCGTTCGCGCTGCTGTATTTATATAGTCCTGCTTCTCGAAATTGGACACTTACCCCGGTTAATGCAGTGCATACCGGTAGTTCGTACCTGAGAAGCTTCTTTGTATCAAAACCCAAAGGAACTGAAAATTGTCTTCAGAAGATACACGTAGCCGCGTCCATAAGAATTTCTCTTATGGCCGCCGCGCGCTCTGGCAGAGCCGTAGGATGGATGAAGTGGAAGTCTCTGACACCACTTCTCTTGACTCTACGCGTTATCCTCTGAAGCAGTCCACCACTTCATTTCGAAGTGAGTCGGCTGATTCTGACGATCCCTACGTGCTTCTTGCGAAGCAGGTAGAGGAGAATCAGAAGTCGACGTATGACAATGGTCATCCTTTCTTCACAGAAAAGAAGACCTTGTACACGTTCCCTCGAAACGTCATCTTGGATGCGCGTTCGAAGGATCTGCGGTCAAGTGTCAAATATTTTGGCACTCCTGTGATCTCTCGAGATCCAGGTAAGATCACAGATGGTAACTGGAGTGCTTCCGCTTCTCAACCGGATTATGATTCGATTGGCAACGGTTTCATCAAGGATACCATTCCGACTAAATCAGCTGCGAACCTCTCTCTCGCCCTTGCAGAACTTCTGCAGGACGTGCCGAAGATTCCCTTTCTTGCTATGACTTCCATCAAGAGGATGAGTAAAAGTGACATTGTCCGGCTTCCGGGCAATGAATACCTTAACATCACCTTCGGATGGCAGCCTAGCATTAGGGACTTCCAGGACATATGCAAGGCAATTTTCCGTTCTACGGAACTTGTCGAGCAGTATGTCAGAGATGCTGGCGCACTTGTGCGCCGTTCGCGGACAGCTCCTGTGTCAACGTCAGTGAAAACTGACTCGTTTTTCGGCTACATGCTCGGAAGCCCCCCAAATAACTTTGGGAGCTACCGAGACGCTGCAAACGAAGTCGGAGTCTCAGGCTCTGACTACAACACAGGTCTAGTGGAAGTGTCTGAACGGGTAACCGATCAGCTCTGGTTCTCCGGCGCCTATAGCTACTTCTTGTCCAACGGGGATAACCTGTTGGATAAAGCTAAAGACGCCGAGCAGATAGCTAACTATCTGCTAGGCACTCGACTAACTATCGATACTGCCTGGAACTTGCTTCCATTCAGTTGGCTTCTTGACTGGTATGCTAACATCGGGGATATTATCTCCGTTGCTAGTCACCTCGGACAAGACGGCCTCGTCCTTAGATATGGCTATCTCATGCACAAACGAGTGTGTGAGACGCTATATTCTATGCCAGATGCACCTGGCCTGAGACTCTCAGGCCAAGCACCTCTGGAGATCCGAACCTCCTACAAATACGAAAGTAAACGTAGAGTTCGGTCGACGCCTTATGGGTTTGGCTTAAACACTGATTCGTTTTCTTCGAAGCAGTGGGCCATCCTTGCGGCTCTGGGTATGACCCGGAGCCCACGTGCCCTGCGCTATTGATGCGGCGCAGAGTACAGCAAAAAACATCAAACTAAAAATAGATAATTTAATATCTTTTACTGTAAAGGACCATTGCTATGGCTTTTTCCGACCCTCAGGTTGTCACGATCGCGACGGTTGCCAATACGCTTCCGCGTACTGGCTCTGGCGTTTCTTCCGGATCCTTCTCGAAGGATGACGGTAACGTCAAGCTGTCCGTCTCGCATGCCTATGGCAAGCGAACTCGACGGACGATTCGTCTCGATCACTCGAAGATTGCTCCTGACCCGCTGATCGCGGCTCAGAACATCAAGTTCTCGATGTCTGCCTATCTCGTCGTCGATGTCCCCGTTACGGGGTACACCGTCGCTGAGCAGAAGCAGATCGTCGATGCTCTCGCCGCCTATCTGACGGCGAGTTCGGGTTCGGCCACCACCAAGCTTCTTGGTGGTGAGAGTTGATCTCCTACGACGAGGTCCTTTTGGGACTCTTCGTAGTTGCAACTCTACTCGTCTTCCCGGTTGTTTTCGGGGGACGTGGAAGGAGAGGGCGTCACTGACGCTTTCTCTCGGAATCAGCCAGGCTAAGGAACCTCTAACTCTATTAGGAGCAGAAGTTGAAAAGCCTGATTGGACTAATACAGCAAGTCATCCATGAAATGGGTGACTGGTGTCACGCTAGCACCGCGAACGATGTAAAAACCATCGTTCGTCGGGTTGAAAGCGAGGGTGTATCGTTTCTCACGATATCCCTGGCAAACTTTGGTAAGGACTTCGAAAAAAGTCTTGACCAAGGTTTTGTCGCTCACGACCAATTCGCCGGTTTCCGGCGGAGAGGCGGGCTCCCCCTATTTTTAGGAGGTTTCCTTGAGCTTGTTTTCAACCCCGTTACTGGTGTTCTAGTTGATGTACCATCTGTAGATGCAATACACGCTGTTCGTCAGATTACTCTGATGTTCAGCAAGGTTGCTATTGAATGCTCACCCGAGCGTACAAGGGCGGCTCTACAGAAGTACGTCGACTGTGAGCAGGAAGTCAAGGATAACGACGCGATGCAGGACGAAGCCTTCTTTGAAGACTTCGACCGCATGGTCGTTAAACTTTGGAGCCAAGTATTCTCTGACGTAGATAGAGATATCTACGAAGGAAATATCGTTCCGAAGCATGGCCCCGGTGCTACCGCCGAGCGTACTAAGGGAAACCGAAAGTACGATCGTAAGGTTTGGACCGAAAGGCTCGAGAAGGAGTTCCCCGCAGGGGAGTTCCTTACCTCGAGTTATAGTCACTATCTTAGTGTCTATGACCAGCTTGACTTCCTCGAACCTGGAGCGGAACCACCCGTTAGGGTGATTACCGTTCCTAAGACGTTGAAGACGCCTAGAATTATCGCGATTGAGCCTACTCACATGCAATATGTGCAGCAGGGCATTCTCGAATCATTCTTGAAGGCTCTTCGAGCGGATGACTCCGTTCGAGACCTTGTCGATAACTCCAGCCAGGTCCCTAATCAGGACATGGCTAGGGAAGGCTCCGTAACTGGAGCCTTGGCTACGCTCGACTTGAGCGAAGCTTCCGACCGCGTTTCCAATCAGCATGTACGACGCCTGTTTCGCAACTTCCCTCATTTGCAGAGGGCTGTTGATGCATGCAGGAGTCGGAAGGCTGACGTTCCTGGCTTTGGCGTTATACGCCTTGCCAAGTTCGCTTCTATGGGTTCGGCTCTTTGCTTTCCTATGGAGTTCGTCGTTTTCGCGACGGTTGTCTTCATTGGGATTGAAAAGAGCTTAGGACATCAGATGACCAAAAAGGAGATTTCCTCCTACATTGGTCGGGTGCGCATCTACGGTGACGATATCATCGTCCCCGTAGAACATGCGAGTTCCGTTGTATCCTACCTTGAGCTGTTCGGCTACAAGGTTAATGGATCCAAGTCTTTCTGGACAGGCAAGTTCAGAGAGTCTTGCGGTAAGGAATATTATGACGGCCACGACGTATCAATCGTTCGTGTCCGTGAACTTCTTCCTTCGCAACGGAAGCACTCAACAGAGATTATCTCCACCGTGGATTCCCGGAACCAGTTTTACAAAGCTGGTTTTTGGGCCACCTCCAGGTATCTGGATGAACTCTTGACTCGGTACATACCGTTTCCAAGAGTGGGTGAAGATAGTCCCGCATTAGGTCGCTATAGCTTCCTTGGGTATGATACCCATGGAATTGATAAAAACCTCCATCGACCCTTTGTCAAGGCGATGGTTGTATCTGTCAAGCTTCCCTCTTCGGAGTTGGAAGGCTATGGCGCTCTAATGAAGGGATTCCTTAAACGCAGCGATTTGCCTTTCGCTGACAGGAATCACCTTTTGAGAGCTGGACGGCCGGTTTCCGTCGACATCAAACACCGGAGGGTGGTCCCCTTCTAAGAGGACCGTTGGATTAAATTCCAAGGCGGGAGACAAACTTTGTCTTCTCTCTAGCGAAAGCTAGGGGAGATGCAC